CTTGGCCCTGTGATGTCGGTACCGCCGCAGTGTTGGCCATGTAAGATGTTGCAGTGGCAATCTGCCGGTTTATCTGGTCAAGCCTGTTCTGCCAGCCTTTAATCCATCCATCCGCACTGTATTCACCGCTGTCTTCAAAAACGCCAGACGGGGAATTAATATCGAGTTCATCGTCAAAGGCCCCAGAAAAGCTTCGTGCCGCTTTTCGCATAGCCTTTTCGCCTTCATCAATCTTGCTTTCAATTCCTTTCACATAGCCGTCAACCGAATTTTCTCCAGCGCTATTACCAAAGGAATAAAATGTCCCTATAAGATCCGGAGTAAAAGCAAGTGTCTCGAATATTTTCCAAAAGCTTGATGATTCCACAGAGGTTGTGTCTAATATTTCACTGACAGCCTGTCGTGCAGTATCTTTTGTTTCAAAGATTTTGCCCTCAATTTCATTCATTGCTAAAATCGACTGAGTGCCTACATCTTCCCACTGCGAACCAAAAAGAGCTGCCGCAAGCCGCGCCTGCTCTGCCGGAGTGCTTACGCTTTCAAGCTTTTTTATTACGTTGTCCATTGCCCCGCCGGCTGTGTCGCCGCCGCTTAGCAATGCTTTTATTACCTCATCAGACTGCAAACCAAGAGCATCAAGAGCTTCCATAAAAGTCGCATCATACCCAGCGGCCTTGTTATAAAATTCTTTGTACGCATCAGCCGCTTTGTCAGCGCTGAATGCCCCAGCGTCAGTTGCTGCTACGACTCGAGATAAAAATGATTCAGCATCATCTCCGAGGCGGGCAAATGATGGAGAATATTCATTAAGAACGTCAAGCAGGTCTCCATTCTTATTGGCTGAAGTTTGCAGCCCTGTTGTGATAATGTCTAACGCCTGACCACCCGTTATTCCAAATGTATTCATAAGCGTTGACGCAGTACGAGCTGTTTCTGCAAAGTCCTCGCCAAAAACCTTTTGTATTGTCAGTAGCTTCAAGCTAAAATTTTCAGCTTCTTCTCCCGAGGCTCCCATTAATCTCATTACCGCTGTTAGCGCCTGCTCGGCTTCGTCTCGCGAATCCGCCAGGCCGCTCGTATATAACTTGCTTAATGATTTTTCTGCTTTTTTGGCTTCTTCATCAGTCAGGCCAAGTGCGACTTTCATCCTAGCAGCCGAAAACTCTACGTCCGAAGCTACCTCTGCAGCTTTTATTGCAATTCCAGCTACCGCCGATATAACTGCAGCTATTGGCCCGCCCATGCCGCCAAAAGCATCTCCCATTCCGTCAGCGCTGGTTTTGACAGCGCCGCCCGTTTCTACACCTTTGTCCTTTAGCTTTCCAAGGTGGTTAAGGCTTTCTGCAATACCATCAGGAAGTTGCAATCCAAACTTTGATGCAAGTTCATTGATTGTATCGCCAAGCCCCTTCGACTGACGGTCCATATCCTTCGTTGCATTCTCAGCCGAGTACATTTCAGCACGCGCTTCATTCAAAGACGCTTCCATGCGCCTGTACTCATCACTGTTCCTGCCGCTCTGCTGCTCAACCTGTTTGAGCGCTGAGCGGAGCGAATCAACCTTGTTTATACTCTCCTGGTACTGGCGGTCAAGTATCTCTTGACGTTGCTTAAGATAGTCAGTCGATTCGCGGTTATTGGCATACTGTTCATCGAGCGCTTTGAGCTCGCTGTTCATATAGCCGATCCGTGTCGTCGCATCCTTGGATGCATCTTCGTATTCTTTAATTGAGCGGTTCAGCGGATCAAGCTCGCGCTCAACCTCTTGCATTTGCCGTTCTAGTTCGGCAAGCTGCTTTTGGGTATAGTTTACAGACTGTGCCCACTTTTGTGTGCGGTTATCCTCTTCACCGGCCTGCTTAGCGGCATTCGCATGCGCTTTTTCGAGTTCCTCTAGTTTTTTGATCGTCTGTTCATATTGCTTCTTCAGCAGCTCGTTTTTGGCATTGAGAGCGTCAACACCATCCTCATTGCCCTTATATTCAGCCGACACAGCGGCCATCTGACTTTTTAATGTTTTTAAACCGGTATTGATAGAGGCTATAGTGGCTTTTGATTCTTTTTCGCCATCAATAACAACTCTGGCGCCTATTTTTCTGATATTATCTGCCATCTTATAGCCCCTCCGGTATGATATCGTCTATCGACTGGTTTTTGGTTTCGAGCTTTATGCCCATGATCCGGCAGTATTCTTTGTGGAGCATAAAAAGCTTTTTCGGCGTCATGCGCCAAACATCTTTTTCCTGATACTTAAGCAATGATACGCCGACACACAAAAACCACGCGAAATTCCAGTCCTCATCCGCGTGGCTTCCTAGTTTTTTGATTCACCTTTTTCCGGAGAAGGAAGCGATTTGTTGAGCGCTTCCAATATAAAGGCCATAATTATAGGTCTGTCATACGCCGCCAATAATCTACCAATTTGAGTCGCGGTTAGATGCGGCAATCTTTCCTTTTCATTTGCCGATTCATTATGAATGTCGACAGCTTCATCAAGCAACGCTTTGAGGCCTGTTTTTATCGCGCGAACCGACTCTTTTTCATTTCCCCAAAGCGCTTTCGTGAAAGCTTTGATAGTATCGTATTTTTCGGTGACTGTTTCAAGCACGTTGAGGTTAAAAACGAGTTTGTACTCAATACCGTTTAGTGTGATCTCTACGGGTTTATCTTTTATACCGCTCATATCATCCTCCATATTCCCAAGCGCTTGGGAATTTGCTAAAACGTATAAAGCGCGCCATTGTGACGCGCTTTATCCATGTTTTCTTTCTTACGCTGCTACAAGTGCCTCGTATGCATCAAGGAGATTGGCAACCGCAATATTGACTTCAACCTGCGTAGCCGATGCATTTGCGTTGACTGTTTGCGCGGCTGTATACGCAGTGTTGAATACGGTCCAACTTGAAGGTGTATAGTTTCCTTCTACAAGATCACTATACGAATCGATAAGTGCAGCGAGTATTGTTTTACTGACAACATCGCCGCTGGCGCCGATAGCAAGTTTGCCGTCGATGTACGCCTCTGCAATGGCCATCGTATCAACAGTGACCTCACGCCTCCAATCACCATTGAGGTCTGGCATGATAACGCCAGTTGTCGTTGGCGTGGCGTAGGTGATTGTTTTTTCTTTTCCTTTAAACGACATGCCGGGCGGCGAAAAAATAAGTTTGCGCAAATTTAAGGCGCGATACTTCCTCACACCGTTCCTAATAGCCGGTGCTATAAAGCCAACGCCCACGTAGGCAGCAGCATCATCTTTGTTTGAGATAAGCTCTTCAGCAGACACGCCATTAATAGATATTGCCTCTTTCTTGTGGCCGTATAAATCCGACTGTGCCTGATAGTCAAGGTCTTTTACGCCGACACCCAACGTCCCATCGGTAAACTCGACTATATTTTCGCTTAATCTCCCTTCAGAGTAGAATGGCGCAGACTCAACATTGATTTGCATATCCACCGTCATTGCTTCGCCCATCTGGCGACCACCAGAATATGCGATCGAGCCTGTCGAATCGTCATACTTGGCATATTTAATTTTCCGAAGATCAATCTCTGGCATTCACTTCACCTTCTCTTTCTTTCTAATATTTCGTTGAATTTGTCCAGCATTGAACCATGGACAGAAAACTCGCCTTCACACAACGCATCAGCATCGTCAACCCAATGGGTAGCACGGAATTTTGTAGAGCCGTGGTGAAGAATAAAGGCTTTCGTAGCATTACGAACGCCTTTACGGTCTTCGCCTTGGGGATAAATATCCACATACTTAACCCCAGCTGCTTGTTTTGGTTGCTTGGCGTAATCAATAGAATCGATCATATTGCCAGTATCCTTCAGCTTGTGCATTCTCGCCGCAAACTTCCAAGCCTGCTTGACTTGCTCGGCGCCGGCTATGAGAATTTCGTCCGTTTCTTCGTCCGAAAGATCCATACTGTTAATATCGTTGATGAGCCCGTCGAAACCGTGAGTATCGAATCGAGCCATCAAATCACCTCGCAGGTCCAGATATGCCGCCAGCATTCTGCCTCAGAGTCCCAAGCTCCAGGCACATCATTAAACGGGATATCATTATCTTTGAGCATGTCTGTGATACTTTGTGCTATCGGATCATACTCTATCGAGGTGTATCTATCGATCTGAACTTTCAGCGCTGACTCAGTTCTT